AGCTGGACACAAAAGATTAACACCCCAGCAGCAACAGTTTCTGGATATGTATCTGCACAAGGATATGACACAGACCGAAGCGGCTAGGCAAGCAGGGTACAAAAACCCCACAGTGCAAGCTGTACGGCTTTTGCGTAACCCAGTCGTAGCAGAACGCCTACAGGAGATGAGACTGGAGACACAGGCTCGTTTCGGGGTAACAATCGACAAATCTATTCGGGATCTAAAAAAGATTAGAGATCAGGCGTGGGAGATGGGCAAATTCAGCGATGCATTGAGGGCGGAGGAACTACGTTTGAAGGCAGCGGGACTACTCATTAACAAGCAGCACGTTGTCAAAGAGGAGATCACAGCGAACACAAAGCAGGATATTGCGAACAAATTGGCTGAGTACAAGCGTTTGGCTGAGTCACGGATGAGGAACGTAACACCAGATGTAGATGTTATTGAGCATGAACCACAAGATATAGCAGAAGATAGCAGATAACCCAGATATTCCCATGAAACACCCCGTGCGGGGGGAGGAGGCGGCGACCATCGGGCTTTTCGGGCCTGTACCAGTAGAATTGTTCGGGTTCGGGGTCCTCGGGGTTCTGCTCGGGACATCGGGATCGGGGTTTGATCGGGATCGGGCTTGACATCGGGGTTGCATCGGGGTCATTCTAAGACTCCTCCCTTAGAAGAACTGCCTCGGTAGCCACGCGCTGCCGGGGTTTTTTCTTCGGAACCCGTACAATTGTTCGGGATCGGGGCTGCGCCCTCCTCGGAGGAAATCCTCCCGGCGTCCGGACTCCGGGTCGCAGCACCCTCCCGGTCTTCGATTCATTAGTACAATTGTTCGTGTTGTCTTCCCGGTCCCAGTTGGCTGCGGCTTTGTACCAAATGATACTTTTTTTATTTTTTTTGTTTTTTGTGCTTGACCCTGGTCGCAATGATTGCTATATATAATGAGTAAGCCAAAAGTATAACGCCGTTAGGTGATTGTAATCGTGGCTAGGCCAGTGAGATGGGTTAATGGGTTATCCCGCTCACTGGCTGCACTTAAAAAGGAGGGCTGTATAATGACATACGCTGAATACGTCAAAACTTATGAAGCAATGCTTTCTATCTATCTTGATGGTTACAAACCAACCAACATACCATCCGAAGTTAAGGTGATGGTTGCAGCGGCTGATAAGTTAGTTGATTTTGAAGAGGCTTACCCAGCGCATGCCGCAAAATATGAGGCGCAATTCTAAACACGACTAGAAGGGAGCAACATTTTCATTACCTGACCCGGCGAGAGCCGGGTATTTTTTTGTCCGTGCTGCGTCCTCCGGCGCTAACCAGTACAATTGTTCTGGTTGTTCCCCGGCGCTGCTGACTGGCACCCGTTGAAAAAAAATTCTTTTTTTCTTTCTTTTCCTGTTGACAGTGTGTGCAATGATTGCTATGTATATAAGTACAGAAGGAGGGCAAACGCCATGACTTACAAGTATGAAGAAATCAAAGAGTACTTTGTGGACTGGATGAAAGATCAGGACGCTGAGTGGCTAAAAGACAACAAAGACGACTTGATGGAACTGCACCACCGCGCATTCAATATGGACTATTACATTATTGGAACGCACAAAGCGATTGAGTGGATGGGTGACAAGGTTTTTGAAATCATAGAAACCATCAAAGAATACGAGCAAGACAACTTTGGTGAGGTAACAACTGACCTGTCCAGCCCTGAAAAGCTGGTAAACATGTACGCTTACATCGTAGGTGAACAGGTTGTTGACGAATGGAGGTAAACAAATGAGTAAACTATATTTCGCTTATGGCTCTAACTTGAACAAAAGCCAGATGGCACTTCGTAGCCCCACCGCGAAAGCGTTGGGGTCTGCGTACTTTCCGAATTGGCGGCTTGTCTTTCGGGGCGTAGCCGACATAGAAGAAGGGGACGAGCAGGACTTGCTGCCTGTTGGGATCTGGAGTATTGAAGAAGCGGACGAGGCCGCACTTGATCGGTACGAGGGAGTATCTTCGGGACTCTATCGCAAGGTGGAGATCAACGGGATGCTAACCTATCGGATGAATCAATCGGGGATACACAGCCCCAGCAGCTATTACTTCGATACTATCCTGAACGGGTATCGGGACTTCTCTTTGGATACTTCCGAGCTATACAACGCGAGGGATAACGCCCACTTTGAGGATCGCGGGAGGTGGAGATATGCTTCATGGATGTAAATTGTTCGGGTTATTTTGGGCCGTGGCCGGGTGCTGCGGCCCATTTTTTTTGTTCAGTCCCGGGCAACACTGGTAATAACCCGAACAATTGTTCTGGTTTTACTGGGACCAGCCGGGGAATACCAATGAATCGGGCTTCGGGTCGGGCTTCGGGCTTCGGGTTCGGGGTTAGCTGCTGCTGCCAGTAACCGTTCCCCCTTTCTTTCACGCGCACGCACACCCGCCCTCCCGATCAATAATAAAAAAAATACGAACAATTGCACTTTTTTGTTTGTTTATGCAGTGTTTGCATGCTATAGAATAGGACAAGGGGCCGAAGGTAGGCCTTCAACACTAAAAAAAAGGTAATGAAAACAATGGCTTATTTAACAAACACAAGCTTTCTAACTGCTGGCATTGAATTAGAATTCCACAACAAACGCGGTTTATATCGTTCTGTTGATCAATGGCGCACTCTTTTAACCGATGCTGGATTTGATTGGTTGCAGGTAAAATATGACGCATCATCTAATGTGGATGTTGAAATAGTCTTTCCACCAATGCCTGCACATGGTGCAGGTGGCGCATTGGATGACATAAGAGCAGTCATGGAATTTGTAGAAGCTAATGGTGGCAAGGTATCAAAAAAGGGATGCGGTTTACATGTCCACATTGGCAATCGTGCGGTAAAGGATATTTCACCGGCTTACTATTGGACACACTCTAAAGGAACCATGGCATCGCGTAACGGTTATTTCATGCCTACCGATGACCAATGCCATGATGTTATGCCAATGGCATTGGTAAAGGATGTGCTGATCAGATACGCTAACCAGCAAAATGATGTTGACCTATTGCTTGCACCATCACGGCGCGAAAATGGTTGCCAAGCTAGGTTTTGCCATTCTATTCGTCGCATTGCTGATAATGGGCGCAATCAAAACGAATTCAACAACGCGACTAGCGCGAATGAATTGAACCAGATATTAGGACGCAAATTTGCTAGCGTTTCACTTGATACATGGGCAAGGGTTGGCACTATTGAGTTTAGACAACATCAAGCTACATTAGAGATTGCCAAGCTTGAAGCATGGTGTTTGCTTATTGATGCCATGTTTAGACATAGTGACGCTAACCGCATTGACTACACTGCTAGCCGCACTGTTGAAACATCTACACCCGAGCAACCATATCGCAACGGCTCTCGCATTGGTATGATGTGGTCTGTTATTCGTTGTGATGGTGGCGCGACTGTTTCCGAAATATCCAATGTAACAGGATGGGATGCCGGAACCATTCGCGCAAGGGTATCTGAAATGCGTCAACAGCATGGTGACGACGCTATCATTTGCCACAATCAACAAGCCTACGGTCATTCGTATGGCACTAGCCAAGGCAACCACGATTTAAACGGTTATGAGGCTATCCAATCAGTCACTCGCACCATAGAAGGCGAGGCGGCATTGTTACCAGAAAACAGGCTTGGCATTGCTTCAATCTTTGCTGGATTGGATGACCAAACCTATGAATATCTAAACTCTAGACGTAATGCGCTAAACTAGCGCATTACACAACAACGCGATTAGAGGCGCTTGCAGCGCCTCTTTTTTTTTGCGGTAGGTAGGTAGTACCAGTACAATTGTACGGCATAGGTGCAGCTCTATGGGCGATTAACGCAATGTTTGCATCTAAGGTACCCTATGCCTTGGCAATATGTGGCAAAATCGGGGATGGGTGGGTATACCACCACCCCTAAAAAAAATTTTGACAGGGCGAAAGGTTGCGCCAACTTCCCCACAAACAAGCCCCAAAAAATTTTAAAAAAAAATTTTACATCATATTTTCCTTGATTGTTTGCAATCTTTGCACTATGTTATGTGAAACAACTAAAGGAGGGGCAAATGCCTAAGTATTTATTAAAGATCAGCGAGGATCCAATTGAGTTTGAGGCTCCTGCTGCTGAAGCGTTCCTAGAAGCATGGAAGGGCGTGTTTCCGTGGGAGTATAACAATGACAACACATTCATGCGTATGGCAGCGAGGTCTGCATGCGACTGGAGCGGCAAGTCTATCAGGTTCGATACTGTTGAGGCTTTTGCTGCCGACATGATTGACGCTGGTATGCTGGAGGAGGTAGAGGATGTACAAGGCTAAAGAGTCCTACAGCATGTGGGATGGCAAGACGTTGGCAAAGAAACGTAAGCAACTTGATGTAACGCAGATGCACATGTCTCGGTCTTTGGGTGTGAGTCATCGAATGTATTGTTACTACGAAAGTGGTGAGCAGGAGATACCGCGTTCGATAGAGTTATCTGTGCGTTATATGGAGAATACAAAGGGTAATGACGTTTTGATGCCGACAGGTACTTTGAGTAACTTTGACAAGGATCGTATTGCTCGTTTGTGTAGTGCGTTGAATGGAATGGAGGGTACAGATGCTCATATAGACAAGGTTTTGAGGCAATCAAAGACCGAGTTAGAGTATCTGTTGTCAAAGTTTGAATAATAAACTATCATTGGCCCCGTGTATTTTTCATAGAGGGTTAGAGCATGACAAGTTTCATGGGGCCAATGGCACCTCCACCGCCAGCACAGCCACAGCCGCAGGCTATGGATTTTCAAACAGATCCTAATAACAGGCAGCGTTTTCGTCAGTTTTTAAACAATCGAATGCAGCCTCCCATGATGCAGCAACCTGCTATGATGCAGGCTCCGGCGCACATGCCTCCCATATTACCTGAAGTAGATATATTTGAGCCGCAGGGTTACGCTGACGGTGGCATTGTTGGTTTTTCTAATGGCGGTAGTACACAGCCAATTGAGCAAAGGGTTATGAAGAATGGTCAGATAGGTCTTTTCAGAGGCCAGACTTTTCTTGGTTTCAAGCAGGAGCCTGAGAAAAAGCCTATAGACATAGGATTTGGTGGCGATAGAAAAATTTTAGAGCGTATAAAAAACTTTATTGGTCTTGAGGACGGCGGTGCAGTTCCGCCGCGCCGTGCTGACATTCGTGGTCAGGATCACATGTTGTCGTACATTACGCCAGATGAGGCTGATATTCTAAAAGCTTTAGGTGGATCTGGCGAAGCTGGTCCTATGGGCATTCCTGCTTACGATGATATTGACGAAAGTTACGGCATCGACAGTTTTGACGATTTTGGCAGCGGCATGGATGAGGGTCAAGACAGTGTAACAGCCGACACTTATAGTGGTGGTGGTTATCCCAGTGGTGGTGGTTCTGATGACTTTGATGCTGATTTAGCGGATACCACTGGCGCGATTGAGGGTGTTGATTTTAATGTAGATGACGGCGACAGCGGTGGAGTCGAAACTCCTAGATCTAACATAAATAGAGTGCCAACTGAAACAACAGAATTACTCAACATATTTAGTGATGACGCTAGGTCTGGACAGCTAAGAGATGATGAGTTGGGTGGCATGCCTTCTCAATATACAGAAATTCCAGACATGGCGATGGGGACGCCGAACCCTAACGTGAATATGTTTGACGATTTTGATGAGACAGTTGGGTCTATTGCTTCTGTCAACACTGGAAGAAAATCTAGTCAAGAAGATCCTAGTTTACTGGGATTAGAAGATGAGTATCTTGATGAGGATATTGCTGCTGGCTTTGGTCAGTATGATGGCCGTAGTGGAGGCCCGGGTCGTAGTGGGTTAGGCACTTTTTCTGACAGACAGCAACGAGCGCAAGATTACGCCAAAGAAATGGGTTATGACCTTACTGATCGTTCCATGTACAAAGAGGGTGCGGAGCGTGGCTTTAGTGGCATTACACAAGAGCAGTTAGATGAATTAGAAGATCGTGCCGCAGGGTCAATATTTGGTGATACGTTTATGAATACGCCAAAAAATATTTTGGATGAAATTAATGCAAAAAGAGCCACTGGCATTTACACGAAGCCTGATGGCACGGTTCGCGGTGTAACAAGTCTACCAGATCCTGAAGCCTTTGGTGGTTTGATGCAGAAGGGTGTTAATTTTCTTGGTGGATTTATGCCCAATTTCATTGGTGAGACATACACTGGCACAGGTCCAAATCCGTTTGACGGTGGTAGAGATCCCGGCGGTGATGGTGGCGATGATCAGCCAGTTAAGCCTAAAGTTGATCCATGCCCACCCGGGTTTAGCTTAGTGAATGGCACATGCACACCAGTATCAAACAGCGGAGGTGGTTCTCTCGACATGGGAGAAATAGGCACAGGACAGCCTCCGCCACCTCCGGCACCTGTGATTGTTCCGTCATCTCGTCAGTCT